CCTAATGAACAGATGGAGATTAAGACCTCCAATACCAGTAATATTACTATCTCATCTACCACCTTTATCGGACCAGATGAGGTTGTTAATAATGGTACAGTAGAGGCTGAGTTCGAAGGGGTTATCGTAGTTCCTGCTAATGCAGTTACAACCATTGTTACCCCTGTAAGCGGTCTGACTTCCACTACCAACACCACGGCTTATAATACTGGTAGGTTAAGAGAAACCGATGAGGAATTAAGAGCTAGGTTGCTAATCTCTCAACAAATAAGTGGTGCAACCACTGTAGAGGCTATTCAAGATTCCCTTAATAATGTAGTTGGTGTAACTACTGCCACAGTAACAGAGAATGAGACTGTTCTATTCTCAATCGGTACTGCTGTAGTAACCTTCACCAATGCTACCAACCTCATTAACTTAACGGCTAATACCTTAGTGCTTGGTGATCCGATTCAGTTCTCAACCACAGGAGTACTTCCTGTGGAGATCTCCCCACAAACTATCCAGTATTGGGTAGTTACTAAAAATGTTAATGACTTCCAAGTATCCCTTACTAAGGGAGGGTCCGTTGTAACCTTCACAGATGACGGTACAGGCGTAAATACCATCCTTATTGGCAGACCCCCTAAGAGCTTTGAAAGTATCGTACAAGGCGGTACAGACGCAGCAGTAGCGTTAAACATTTGGCAAACCAAACCAGCAGGGATAGAAACCTTTGGAGATACTTTAGAGAACATCATAGACAGTAGTGGTAACACTCAGTCTATCAAGTTCACTCGACCTTCTGCGGTTCTTTTGGACTTTGAAGTAGATTACACCAAGTACAGTGAAGAGTCTTTCCCAGCTAATGGTGAGATAGCAATCGCACAGGTAGTGCTTGATGTTACTAACGCATTAGGTGTGAATGAAGATGTTATTCCTTCTCGCTACTTTGGACCGATCTACGATGCTGTCAGTGGTATTGATACGTTGGTAGTTAGGGTACAGAAGAGTGCTGCTCCCGGTTTCCAAACAACAAGACTAGCTATTGAGTTAGACGAATTTGCTAGTACAACTAGTAATGATATCGTTGTAGCGGAGGTTTAACATGACTTCTGTAGTAATTAAAGACCAGGTACAACAAGGTAAAGACAGGTTAGTAACCCAATGGACAGATAAGCCTACTGTCCAAGGGTTACTTAAGTCCTATTTAGAGAATGTTCAGACGGTAGAAGATATCTACGAACAACTCCTAGATGAGAGAAGTGTATTCACAGCTATAGGTGCTCAACTAGATGTAGTTGGTACTCTAGTTGGTGAAGCTAGAGACGGCAAAGATGACGCAGCCTATAGGCAAGCTATTTTAAACAGGATAGCTATTAATAATGCTGACGGCACCCCAGAAAAGGTCATAGAAATATTGATAACTATAACTGGGTCTACTACAGCTCATGTATTTGAGCATTACCCTGCGAATATCCATGCGTTTGTTAGTGGTTCCCCATCTAACTCAGTTGCAGAAGCTTTGCAGGAGATAACCTCTGCTGGAGTTAGCGCAAGATTGATGTTTGATGGTGGAGTAGATTCTTACATAGGAGCCACAGCTGAACAAACTTTTTTCGATCTAGCTCTTGAGAATGATGATGAACTAGGGTTAGAGAATGGGGATTTCTTGGGGGGAACAGATGTTACCATCACTCCTTTTGGAAATAGGTCGTCTTTCCCTCACTTACTAGAAACAGTTATTAGTAACCCGTTGTGTGGACTATTCGTGGCCCCATCTGCCACAGCTTAAAAAATAGAGGAAAATTTATTATGGCACTAAGGCCAACAAAATTTGCTGAGTGGGCTGTTGACGACATTCAGGAACTTAAAGATATAAACGGTGATCAGATTGATGAAGTCTTGGATAACAAGATCGAACCAACACCAACTTGGAAATCAACAGGGCAACTTTTCCAAGAGAACTTACCGTACCCATACTTCAATTACCAATTCAACTTAATTGATGAATGGATACAACACTTAGATGGACGATTCGTGGTAGGTGATATTCATATGACCCTTACCTCTACGTCACCTACTCCTGCAACTATTTCCGCTCAACTAGGCGGTACATGGGTAGCAGCAGGTACAGATACCGTAGGTACTGCGGCAGTTTCAGTATTCGAGAAAACCGCGTAAGAAGGAGCGATTAATGGCTACTAGACAGTTACCGGTCTTACCTGCGAGTGGCGCAGGGTTAGATTCGGATTTATGGCACGTAAGACAAGGGGCTACCGATAAATCTCTTACAGGTTTATTATTAAAAACCTTTACTAAATTCACTAATCAAGATTTCTATACTGTATCAGGTATAGATGTTTATACTGGCACCGCCGTTGGTGAAACAGCAACACCAGCTGCATATTTTAATGGTCAGAAGGTTGCAGGTGTTTTTAACACTAACACAGGGATCGCTTCCACTATTAACGTTGCCAGTCTTGGCATTAAAAGTATTAAGGTCAACGGTTCAGACCCTGCTGCTGGGGAGATTGACAGTAGAACCGTTTTGATCTTCGATTTAGCTAATGATTGGTTTGAAGTTTTAATCAGTAATGTATATACTGGAGCTGAAAAGACTAAACTAGCAGGTATTGAAACTGGTGCTACAACAGACCAGACTGACCCCGAAATAAAAACAGCTTATGAAGCAAATGCTAACACTAATGAGTTCAGTGATGCCGAGCAGACAAAGTTAGCCGGTATAGAGACAGCCGCTACAATAGATCAGACAGCTGCTGATATTAGAACTTTAGGTTTCTTTGATACTACTAATGATGGAACTGGTTCTGGCTTAGATGCTGACTTACTAGACGGTCAACACGCTTCAGCTTTCCAACCAGTAGATAGTGACTTAACAACCATCGCTGGATTATCAAAGACAGATGGCAATTTTATTGTAGCAAATGGTTCTATCTGGGTTGTTGAAAGTGGTAGTGTTGTGCGTACAAGTCTAGGACTAGGTGCTTTAGCCGTATTATCCACGATTAATAATAGTAATTGGTCAGGTACAGACCTAGCTATTGTGAATGGAGGTACAGGGTCTTCTACAGCCTCTGGTGCTTTCGCTAACATTAAACAGGTTGCCACTGAAGTAGCAACAGGGGTTGTTGAGCGCGCTACACAAGATGAGGTAGACACTGGGACTGATACTACAAGGTATGTAAGTCCGGCTACCTTAGCAAATACTACTGTTTTTTCACAAGCCTTTGTGTCAACAGAACAGACAATCACCAGTGCAGGGGCGTTAACTGTAGCCCATTCATTAAGTGCAGCACCTACTCTTTTACAGATACGTTTAATCTGTAAAACTGCCCAGCTTGGGTACTCTATCGGGGATGAGGTGATGCTACAGATGGGCAGTAATGCGGTATTTGAATCCACGGCATTTTCTATGGGCATTTCAATAGTACCTGACGCCACCAACTTAAACGTTAGATACGGTGCAAACTCTCAAGTATTCAATATCACAAATAAGACAACAGGTTTATACTCCCCTATTACAAATATCAATTGGAAACTAATCATGAGGGCTTGGAAATGACTAAATACTTTGTTGATGCGGTGGGTAACTATTTGGGGGGTTTCGATGGCGCTGGACCTCAGGCTGGTGCTATCGAAGTCCCAAATCCTCCGGCTCACGGTCTGGACGTTTGGGACGGGGTGACGTTTCTAACACCCCTTATTGTGAAGCAAGACAACATAAGAGGAAAAAGAAACTTTTTGTTATCCGAAGCAGATCATTATCAGGGAGTTCTCTACTATGAAGACCTTACCACAACACAACAAATGGATCTGGCCCAATATCGATCGGATTTATTAGGAATCCCACAACAAATAGTATTCAATCTAGACCCCGATAAAGTTACGTGGCCTATTAAGCCTACGTGGTTTTAATTAAGGGTAACTGTTAATGAAATCGATCTAAAACAATTAATGATTGATGGTAGTATCATCAATATAAATTAAACAGTTTCCTCCTAAAAGGATTTGCTAACGGGAAAGGATTCCACTTATTTTAGGAAGTAACTCGTTAATAAACTAGGAGGGGAGCGGGTATGCTGCCATTTGACGACCTTATAGGTTGGTTCTT